TCACATTTCAATGCTGATCGTCACGCCCGACTTAAACCGGAACTCCAAGTAGTCGTCGTGGACGGTTACCTTCTCCAGCAGCTTCTTTACCAGAGCCTCATCAAACTCCGTGATCTCACTCGGCTGAGACTGGATGAATTTCTGAAGCTCCCTGATACGCTTCGTGTGTTCCTTCTGCGTAGCGTCGTCCATGCCTTTCTGCTCCTGCAGCTCACGCAGGCGCAGGATTTCCTCTGTGATGTCATCGTAGTTCTCCCGGCGCTCCGTCCGGTTGATCAGCTCCCGCTGCAGTTCAGCCATTTTTGCTGAGAGGGCTTCCGCCGACATGGGATTGGCTGAATTGATTGCAGCTTCAAGGTTCTCCCGGAGCCTGTTCAGGTAGGTGTCGCTGTCGCAGACCATCTCGTTGAGTCCTTCAAGAAATGCCGCCTTTAAGGTTTCCTCGCTGACGGTTCTGGCGCGGCACTTGTCCTTCTCCTTCAATCGGGTAACGCAGCGCCAGACAACCGACTTCTTGCCACGGTTGTTCCAGTGTATTCTGCGGAACTGCTCTCCGCAGCCAGCGCAGAAGATTATCTGCGAGAATGCGTGGTTAGCGCTATAGCCCTTCTTTCCGCCGAACGGGAGCTGCGTTCTCGCTCGTCGTGCCATTTCTTCCTGCACCATCAGGAATGTCTCTTTCGATATAATAGCTTCGTGGTCGTCCTCGACATAGTATTGCGGTACGATGCCGGAGTTCTTTACCCGCTTTTTACTGAGGCAGTCCACGGTGTAGGTCTTTTGCAGGAGCGCATCGCCCATATACTTCTCATTTCCGAGAATCAGGCGTATGCTGTTATCATGCCATTTTGTGCTTCCGCGTGCATTCGGAATACCGTCACGCTGCAGTCCCTGAGCGATCTTTTTGCAGCTTGCGCCCTCAAGATACTCCCGGAAGATACGCTTGACGATTTCCGCCTGTTCTGGATTGATGATCAGGTGTCCTTCATCGTCCTTGTCGTAGCCGAGAAAGCGGCGGGCATTGACCATCACTTTTCCCTGCTGGAAGCGGTACTGCACACCGATCTTGACGTTCTGGCTGAGTGATTCCGATTCCTGCTGTGCCAACGATGCCATAATGGTCAGGAGGACTTCTCCCTTCGAGTCCATCGTGTTTATGGACTCCTTCTCGAAGAATACCGGAATGTTCATCTCCTTGAGCATACGGATATAGTTCAGGCAGTCAACGGTATTTCGAGCAAATCGGCTGATCGACTTCGTGAAGATCATGTCGATCAAGCCATTTTTGCAGTCCTCGATCATAGCGTTGAACTGCTCTCTGCCTTTGGTCGAGGTCGCGCTGATACCGTCATCGGCATACACCCTGACAAGCTTCCATTCCGGATTCTTATTGATAAATTCAGTGTAGTGCTCGATCTGTGTTTCGTAGCTGGTAGCCTGTTCCTCGTTGTCCGTCGATACACGGCAATAGGCTGCAACACGCAGCTTTTTGACTTCCTCCTTCGCCGCATTATTGCCTTTCTGCGGTTTGGCAGGTATTTTTATAACATTCATTTTCTCACCCCGATCAGACTGTAGATGTATTCGGCTTGCTTTATCGGATCGTCAAAATGCATCTCCGGCTCTGAAATCTCAAACTCCGTATAGACCGGCGGCAGTTGCAGACGCTTCTTGCCGCCGTGCTTTTCTGACCTGCGTATCAGTTCAGCGTTCGCTCTCGCAAAGGTCTGGCGGCTGACAATCGCAGGATAGAAGTCATCACCGACATAGCAGAAGTTACTGATGATGCACTTCACCATGCTGTGAACCATCGGTCTGCCTGCATTGGTTGCTGCATCCCGCAGGCTCATGCCAGAAAGATACCCGTTGAAGATGTTTATAACAACTGCCGCTTCCTGCTCGTCAACTATCACTTTACCGTCCACTATCTTGTACCCGTACATACTTCCTCCTTTAACGTCAGCCCGCATCTCAGCCGGAAGCCGATGCAGGTTCTGGTATATACAATGATGCTGTCAACATATTCGGTGAACAGGTCGTCGCTGAACTCCGTGAGCATTTCTGCTGATTCTGCAAAGCGTAAGAGCTTTTTCGTTTCCCTGATATCGCCGTTCTCCCCGGCTCTGTCAATGCACTTCATTTTAGCGCGGATTTCCTCGCTCTCCATTTCGACACGCCGCAGCTCCTGATTGTACATCGCCGCATCAAGGAAGCCCTTGACACGCAGCTTCCGCAGATCGTTCTTGCGGTCGCTGTTGCGCTGCAATTCATTTTTCAGATCCAGTATCCCTTGCAGGCTCTCGTCCGTATCGGCGAGGCGGAGTGCGTCATAATATGGAACGAGAACCTGCTTGCAGCCGAAGATCAGCTTATTCATCATCGTCACGAATGCTGCCTTTATCGCTTCATCCTTGATAAACATCATGGAACAGTCATCTTTATTATAAAGATGTGTTGAGCAAGCCCATGCAATACAGCCACTCTGCGTCTGCCGCTTGAACTTGCCGCCGCACTCACCGCAGATGATGATGCCGGAAAAAGGATATTTGTTATGGTACTTTCCCATATCCTTTACGATGCCGTGTTCATCAATACGTTTCTGTATCATGACCTGCACCCGATCAAAAACCTCTTTGCTGATAATCGCTTCATGGTGATCTTCCGCTATGAAGCTATCGACCTCACCGTGGTTGTTATGACGTCGGAAGTTGCTGTCGGTGTAGGTTTTCTGAAAGACAGCAGCGCCGTAGTATTTCTCGTTCACAAGAATACCCTTGACCGTCGAGCCTGACCACTTTCCGCCCTTGCGGGTAGGAACCTTCCTTTTGTCGAGCAATTGCGCGATCTTGTATGTCCCCATACCATTCAGCGCCAGATCAAAAATCAGCTTGACGATCTCGCTCTCAACCGGATCAATGACCATGTTTCCGGCTGTGTCCTTTGTGTAGCCGTATGGAAGGTAGCCGAAAACAAAGTTACCTTCTTCCATTCGCTTTTTCACCGACCACTTCACATTCTTGGAAATGGACTCGGATTCGCTCTGTGCCATGCTGCTGAGAACTGACAGAATCAGTTCACTTTCCATGCTGCCGGTGTCAATGTTCTCCTTCTCAAAGTAGATGGGGATATTATATGAAAGCAGCTCACGCACCAGCGACAGGCAGTCGGATGTGTTTCGTGAAAAGCGGCTGATGGATTTTGTCAGCACATAATCGACGCTTCCGGTGCGGCAGGCGTATAACAGAGCCTGTAAGCCTTCACGGACATCCGCCTTTGTACCGCTGATTCCGAAATCATAGAACACACCAGCGCATTCCCAGTCATCGTGCATCCTGATCCACGACTCGTAATGTTCACGCTGCGCTTCCAGACTTTCCTTCTGGTCTTCATTCTCGGTACTGACTCGGCAGTAGGCAGCCACCCGGAGCTTTTTCACCACAGCAGGCTGTGCTTCAATTTTCTTGATTTTCATTGTTTTTCCCTCCTTTGTCAGTATACAATATTAACTCTGAGTGGCTGGTTTTTCAAGCATTTTCGGTAATAAGTCCGCATACAAGGGAGAGAAAGATCGGCGGTTCAAGTCCGTTAATTTGTCATACTCGTCAAATGTAATCATACCACTGGCGTAGAGCAGCTCCGTGATTTCCTGCGCTTTGTAGTAGTTGATCTCATCAATGATTTTCTGCTGATCCATAATAGCACCTCCTATAGATAGCCGGAAAAGTCAACCCCTTCATATACCACTACAGAATCGAGGTGCGTTTGGACGAAAAAAACGCCCGCCGAGAAAAATTCTCGACGGGCGCTGATGTTATGCCTTATTCAGTTTTCCGCTGTACTTCTTTCCGTCAACCGTGACCTCAACGGTAATGCCGTCCTCCGCAGCAGGCGGATTCAGCTCCTTGCCGAAGCCGTTCAGCCCCTTCGTCCTGATGATGGTCGGGAAATCCTTGTAGCAGATATCCAGATCAACATTGCCGTTGATACCGTCCACGCTGCCTTTCTCGGAATGCTGCCAGATACCGTATGCGCCGGTGTAATTCGTCTGGTTACACCAGTGTGCCAGCCAGATCGTGTAGCGGCTCTTGATGTCATCGGTGGTATGTGTCGTGAGAGAGGATGCCGAACCGTACAGACCGACAAAATAGCCCGCTGCCTCAACTCTTTCGAGGAATGCCCGCATAATTGCAGATACCTTTTCCTTGCCGAGGTCAAACTGCTTCTTCTCCTCCAGATCAAAATATACCGGGAACTCGAACTGCTTTCCCTTGATAACGGAGAGGAACACATCCGCCTCCAGTCGTGTCTCGTCCTCGCTCATAGCGTAGCTGTACCAGTAAGCACCGACCGGAATGCCTGCCGCCTTAGCACCCACATAGTTCTCCTCGAAACGGTCATCCTTCTGCGATGCCAGTCTGCCGTATCCTGCTCTCAGGATCGCAAAATTAATGCCGTCCGCACTGACCTTCTGCCAGTTGATCTTGCCGTTATGGACGCTGACGTCAATGCCCTTCATATCCTCGTCTCCGAAGTATTTATAGAAATCATCGGTCACGCTGCTGTTGCCGTGAACCTCATCGCCGTACCACTTTCCGCCGGAACGCACATCGACGTGCGTATAGATGTAGGCGGCAGTGATATTGGCAATGCCGGTAAAGCCGGTATCCTGTGCCTTGCAGCAGACGGTCTTGCTGCTGATCGGCTGCCCGTCCTGTCCGTAGCAGCAGATGTCCGCAGCTTTGCCGAGTGTATGCTGTCCCGTACCGCTACCCTTGACTGCCTTATCATGAGCAGCACAACGGAAACCGCTGGTGACGATGATCTTGGAGCAGTTCAGCGTAGAATAGAGCGCCTCCAGCTTGGTGATGAGGTCATCGTCGATCTGAAAATCATGCTCCTTGCCGCATTTGCAGCGAAACTCCTGCGCATTGAAGTGTGGAGAAAGCTGCGTGTTATCTGTATAGCCGTATGTCTTAATCATCGTTATCATCCTTTCTGCCGGTCTGCTTTTGCAGCACCTCAATGGCGTTTTTCAGTGCGGGCGGATACGGAATTCCCATGAGCGATGTGTTTTCCACAATGGAAAGCAGCTCGTTCACGCAGAACGCAATGCAGACCGCATCACGCACATAATTGGTGTTGAGCAGAATATCCAGACGCACCGCCACAATAATGAGCATGAGGATGCTGCCCTTCTTCGCAAGCCCGTACCAGCCAGCCTTACTGTTCAGCTTTCCGGTCTTGCTGTGTTTGGACTTGCCCATAGCACCGGTAATCATTCCGGTTGCAAAGTCAATGCCCATGAAGATGATGAGCGTCACCAGCGCGGAATCCCAGCCGCCGAAAAGCGCTGCAATTCCGCCGCCGATTGCGCCAATCACCGTACAGATACTTCCTTTCATGTTGTCACCTCCAGTACCTTGACCGTCCTGATCATCGGGCTTGTATTGTCTGTCACTGCCTTCCAAGCAAGATAATACTCGTCAGCAGATACACCGCTGCAGTCATGCAGGACAGAGATATAGTTTCCGACGGAGCCAAGCCAGCCAAACGGAACGGAGATCGCCTCGCCGCCGCTGAGCTTTTCATGGATATACCTTGCCGTTTCCGCAGGCGACATCTGCTGACTGCTCTTGCGCACCAGCCACATTTCACCTGCATCGGTCGCTCCGGACTTGTAGGTAAGCAGAATCCTGCTTGCAGGTGTGATGCGTACCGGAGTGATACACATCGTATAAATGACAGCGCCCCAGTTGAAATCCGGCTGATTATAATAAATGGCGTATTCATTTTTCTCGCAGCAGAAATGCGGATACACATCCGCAAAGCCAGCAATGCTGCGATATCCGTCTATATAGAAAGTGTAGATGCTCTCACCGTATGTGGTAAGAGCATCATTGCCGTTGCAGAACAGCGTCACCTCCGGTCTGCCGGACGGGATCTGCAGCACCTTCGGCACGAGTGTATTCAGCTTTTCTGACTCCGAAGCCTGCACACCCATTGTCACGAGATTTCTCGCAAGCTGGTCGCGCTGCGCATCCAGCGCCGCCAGATAATTTGCAATGCTCATGTCGTCACCTCCACAATATCTGCCAGTGCTTCTTCCACTCCGGAGAGCGTGTCCTCTACGGCAGACAGTCTCGTGAGAATATCCGAGATAGATGTTTTTGCCCCCTGCATATCATAGAGAATCTCGGTTTTGAAACGCTCGAACACACCCTCATTTACACCGACACGCTCATTGAGGTTCATTGCTGCGGTGTACGCCTCTTCCCATCGGGAAACGTGAGAATCCGTGATGCCGTTCAGTGTTGCGAGGTTGTGATGTGAATGCGCCTGTCGCGCCGCACTTGCGATACCGTCAAGCATTTCCTGTGTGATGCTGTCCAGAACGGTTTTATTGGCATGGGAATGCGCCTGCGCAGAGACTTCACTCAGCCCTGTGGACAGACCGTGCAGCGCATTGCTGGTCGATGCACGGAAAGCCGCCTCATCCTGCAAATACTGCTCCGTAATGGTGTCCAGAACATCCTTGTTATTGTGTGTATGCCGCTGTGCATTCAGCGTCAGAAGCTCCTCGTTGATGGTCTGAATCTCATACTGCGTCCTGTCCTCGAACTGCTGCAAGCCGGAAAGCTCCTGCATCAGCTCCGGAGTCAGGCGGTCGAGCGTTGCCTTATTCGCATGAGAATGAAAATCTCCTGTTGCCGCTTCGATCTCGCGCTCGACAATGATTGTGACCTCGGATGTTTTCGGGTACTCCGACATATCCGGAGTTTCACCCGGCTCACCCTTAAGCGATGCCAGCCACTCAGTTTCCGTACCGACGTACCCATGCTCAACTGCGATCTCATAGGCAGACTTTCCGTCAGTACCATGTCCTGCTCCCTCGATCTTTTTCAGAAGCTGCGCATACAGATCAGGCGTCGGCGGAATGGGTGGTTCATCATCACCCACAAAGCCGGAAGGACGGATATTCAGCGTGACTGGGACGGTCGTTGCTCGGACGGTCGTATCGCTGTCGGTGTCATAACCGAACACCGACATTTTTGCCGCGCCGACATGAAGCTCCGCGGGCAGATACAGCGATGTGCCATCCGTGCCGAGGACAATGTTATAGGTCTCATCGCACTGCGTAAACTGTACGACCTTATGAAAACGTCGCCAGTCACCGTCAAAGGTGAAGCGGAACTGCACGTACTGGATCTGATGATCCGCCAGCACCTCACGCTCAATGATCTCAATGCTCTGGTTCTTTACAAGGAATTTCCACATTATTCATGCACCTCCGTCCATTCTCCTGTTTCGGTATTATACTGCATATATCCGTCAAGGCAGTTGATTCGTGTTAGGTTTGTTGTACTGATTGAACCGCTGTGCGCATCCCAGTTGCTGCGCTTCGTAACCGCTGCCCAGTCTGCCAGACTGCCTTCGTATGTGATCTCCGTCAGAGAACGACAGTAATTGATCCAGTGCGACTTGATTTCTGTGACCGTCCTTGCAAGCGTAACATTCCTCAGATTATTACAGTTCACGAACATGAACTCGTTGATAACCGGTGCTTCATAGCGCACGGTTGTCAGGTTTGCGCAGGCGGCAAAAACACGCTCTCCGATAGTTGTTACTGTTCTCGGAACTGTCAGCGTTGTGAGCCTGTTGTATGCAAAAGCACAGTAACCGATTTCCGTTACGCTGCTTGGAAGTGTGACCTCTGTCAGACCGTGTGTAATTGTCGGAACTGCCATATCATCAGGGTGCGGATAAAATGCAAAATCGCTGATTTTTGTAAGGGTTCTCGGCAGTGATGCGGTTTCAAGCTCATCGCAGTAACGGAAAGCATATACGCCAATATCGGTGATACCGTCAGAAACAACCACGCGCTTAATATCCTGATTATTGAAGAACGGAGAGTCGTTCCCAGTCGGGCTAAGCGGAGAATCGTAATCATACATATCTCCGGTGCCCTTCAGAAGCAGTTTGCCGTTGGAGTACAGCGCGTAGAAGATGTTTTCACCGCACTGACCGACAGCCACAATGTCGCCGATATCCTCGACCTCCGCCTCAAGCTGCTCGACCTTATTGGTCAGCTCGGCAATGGTCTCGTTGTTCTCCTGTACCTCTGCGACAAGCTGTGCCATCTGCGACATCAGCTCCGTCACCTTGCACTTGCCGAGAATGCACTTGCAGTAACCGCAGACATTTGCATCTTCACGGTAATCAAACCAGTCATTCTCTGTAATTCGTGAAGCTCCCGGATTCATGCGCACCGCATACATCAGAAGTCGGACATGATCTTCATCCTGTGGGATAGAAGGAAGCTGTGGATTCTCTGCCGGAGTGCTGGGAAAGAGCTTCAGCGTAACACTGCGGACAGATTCTGTGGTATCAAGATAGATCGCAATACCGACATATCTCGGCAAGGACTCGTCCTGATAGGATGTGAGATCGATCACATATCGGGAATCGTTGATGAAATAATGCCCATTGATCCACGCTTTACCGGTACCAAGAACCACGCCAAGACCACTGTTTGCCGCCGTCAGCTTGAAGTTCTGCCCGTAGGTGTCGAGGATGCCGTTGCAAATGATGCTGGAGAGGTAGCTCGTGAAGTCCTCCGCCGTATAGGTGCGGTCGAGCCCCTTTGAATTGAAAAATCCGCTGTAAAAAGCCATATATCATGCCTCCTTGAAAGTTGGTGTCAGGCTGCGCCCGTTCTGGTCGAAGCCCTCAATCATGCCGATAAGCTGTATCTGCGGCTGCATCATGCCAAATCGCCGGTGCTGCACCGTCACATAATCGCCGACGAAATAATCGCGGTTGTATACATACTGTGTGTTGTGTGCTGCGATATCCGACTCCGATGCTGTTTTCGGCAGCGCCAGACGCTCCGAGCCGCGAGTGCGCAGCAGTTCCAGATACTTCTCCTCCGGAATCGGGATCGTTTCACCCTCGACCTGCTCTGTCTCGGAAATATCGTCCGCATCCACATACACTTCATAGCGGTCAAGGTAGGTTGGCTCGTCGCCGTCACAATATGTGGTGCGCTTACGTTCATCGCCCTTGCCCTGACCGAAGATATATGCGAAATTCTTCTGGACGCTGCTGTCTTCGGCATAGCTGAACGACAGCAGATTGCTGTATGCGTCGGAGAAGATAATATGCGGATTATCCTCCTGCATGATGCTGCGGTCAGCGCCTTCGGAGAGGTCAAATACCATGCGATACTGCTCCCCGGAGGATTTCACCAGCCGAATATTCGCTGTGCCACCGAGCTTCTCGCAGATCGTATACACCCACTGCATCAGATTCGTGTATGAGATTTGCAGCGTAGCGGTCTGCTCCCAGCAGGTGCCGGTAACCGTTCCGAGGGAAAGCCCCGAAATCCTGCGGTTATCCGAGAGCAGTGCATTCTGCGTCACGACCTCACGGACGATCTCGCTGTATGCCTTTGCCGCTGTTACGTTGTAGGTTGGATGAATAATACGGCGTTCCAGCAGGCACATGAGAAAGCGACCACGCACTGTCAGGTAGTCGCCGTTCTCGATATCAGTGTTTATAAGCACCGATTCGATGATGCCGAAATGCTGATTATCATCATCACGACCGACGATTCTGCCGGTCTGGAAAATATCGATATTCTGCGGATTGGCGGCGATATACACTTCAAAGCTGCCGCACTTGTAGTATTCAATATCCCAGAGCAGCGAGGAAAATGTGTCGCAGACTGCTTCAAGCGTAATCGTCAGTGTATCTTCTTCCGCCGTCATGCGGTAAACCTCAATCTGCATACTACACCCCCAGATACGCATTCGTGTGAACAATGGTGACTTTCAGGTTTTGCAGTCCCGTGCCACGCAGATAAAAGCGGTTCTTTCCCTCACGCAGCGTCAGCCATGTTGAGCCGGACACCAGCCGATTGATGATGTTGGTCTTGACACCGCCACGGTCAAGCGTGACGGTCTTATTGCCCGTTTTGGTGGTGACCGTGATAATATCGCCGTTCAGGATATCGCCTGTGATTTGCAGATACTCGTCCGTGTCGGCATTGTAGAGTGTAGGCGAACGGGCTGCGACCTCTTCATCAGAGGAAGCCTCAATCACCAGCGTGAAACCCGTTTCGTCGCCGTCGTTGATGATCTCCATCATGTTCCGGGTATTGTACTTGCCCAGCACAAACGGCTCCGGGTTACTCTCGGTCGGAAACGGGAAGGTAAATGCACCGAGAATCTGCGAGTAATACGCCATAACCGACTCGGTCGAATACCAATAAATGTCGGGGCAGAGAATAGAAATCTGCCCCGTAGTAAGCATTTCAAAATTATTGACCTCGCAGGTCTCGACATAACCCTCTGCGAATACATCAATGCCTGCTGTTGCGTAGTATACCTTGATATAGCGGGAGGGCTTTACCACCTTGTAAAGCTGATGCCTCCGGGCTTCCAGTCCCACACCCCGCATCTCGAAGTGAATGACCACATTCCGCTTCTCGATGAAGGCGTTATTCAGGTAGCTGCCGTCCATGCCTGCATAGCCGGAGGTGCTGATCGTGCCGGGTGGCGGATTCAACCCCTCGACCTTTGCGGTCATATACTGGTTGGCGGTTGTGGTCATGTCCACTCGGTCACCATTTGCGTTTTCAAGAATAAGTGTAAAAAACATGGGACACCCCCTTTACAATTTCGGCGTGAGTGTGGTATAATCAAAACAGAATATAATGCAATTCATATCCCCTTGAAGGAGGTCTGGAATTCATGTTTATAAAACCAAATCCAAAGGATCAAAAGCCGAAGAAACATAATCCAAAGAAGCCAAAAACGAAAAAACAAAAGGAATTAAAAGAATGGATGACGCCGGACGAGCTGAAGCAATTATCCAGAGATTATGTGATGGAGCATGAAAAGCTAACAGTATTATCATTGGATTATGTGATTGAACACGGCAAAGAATGGACTGAGAATATCTGGTACGATTCAGACGGATACAGGATATGTGATCTGTCCGGCGAGGAGGAAGTTCCGATCACCGGACTGCTGTATGAGCTTTTTGATGATGGAAGCCTTTCATGGTATGGATATTATAAAGACGGACTTGAGACCGGAGTTGACGTTGATTTTTACCCTTCAGGTGAGATCAGAAGATACAGACGGTATGCAAGCAAAACAGAAAAAGGGCTGTACTACAAATGGTACGAAGACGGAATGATAAAATGGATAAGCGCGAATCGTGAGGGATATCAGTACATTTCAATCGACAGAAACGGAAAGCTCAAGTGGTTAACATCGTCAGATATCTATTCATGGCGTGGAGGAGACCCTATCCCGGAACAGCCATAATCATGTTCTCACCCCATTACACATTCAGCGCATTGCGTGTCATACGATAAATCTCCAGCCGTGACAGCGACTTCGGACTATTATTTGTCTGATTCACCGTCCTGCTATTGTCATTGTTGTAGTAGTTGTTGACCACACCGCCGCTGCTGCCATTCATCATTGCGCCGGAGATACCGTCCATATCGACATTCAGCCCGGACTGCATCGTCAGCGTCATAGCATCAGCCACACCGGACACAGCCGCCTCAACGTACTTCTTGCTCTTGTCGATGCCCTTTGCAAGTCCCTTCATGAAGTCCGGCATCCAGCTTTCGTAGTCAGTCAGCGGACCTTTATCGGGAACGGAGAAGTGCAGAAACTCACGGATGGTATCGGCTACACCAGTCACGCAATCTGCAAGACTGCCAATCATACTCTTGATGCCGTTAACGATACCGTCGATAATATCAGCACCCCAGGAGAACGCCTGCGAACCGAGATCTTTAATGAAATTCACGGCAGCATTGAAGCCGCCCACAATCGTATCCTTGATCGCCGCTATCTTCTGGGTAACGGCATTTTTGACGCTGTCCCAGATAGAAGATACCGTCGCTTTTATTGCGCTCATCACGGTGCTGACTGTATTTTTGATTGCGTTCCAGACGGAAGATACCACAGAAGAAATGGTATTCAGCACACCGGAAACGAAGCCGGAGATTGCATTCCACACCGCCGATACGACCGTATGAATTGTGTTCAGTGTATTTGTAATATGCTCCTTGATGCTGTTCCAGATGCTTGAAATCACCGACCAGATCGCATCCAGAACAGTGCTGATTGCCGTATGAATGGCGTTCCATACCGTTTCAATCACGGTCTTGATCGCTTCAAGCACGATCGTTACAACCGCCTTGATGTTCTCCCATGCAGTTGTGATCTTCTCATGAATCCAGTCCATGACACGGGAAATGATAATGTGGATTGCTTCAAAAATCGTCTCGAACAGATACCTGAATGCTTCCAGCAGCGGAGAGATGAAGTCGTAAATGGTCTGCCATACAGTTGTGATAACAGACCAGATCGCATTCAGCACCGTGCTGATCGCAGTATGAATCGCATTCCAGACAACAGTAATAACCGTCTTGATCAGATTGATCTTTTCAGCGACCGAGTTATAAATCGCTGTCCAGATGCCGACAAAAAAGTTCTTGATACCCGTCCAGATGTTGGTGAAAAATGTTGCAATGCCGTTGACTACGCCTGTAAAGAAGTTTTTGATACCGTTCCAGATGTTGACGAAAAAGTTCTTGATGCTCGTCCAGACGTTCATCCAGAATTCCTTTACTTCATCGAGGTTTGTGCCGAACAGATTACACAGCACATTGAGGTAGTTTTTCAGCGTGTCCTTCAGGAAATTCCAGACCGCTACAAAAATGCCCTTGATGCCGTCCCACACTTTGCTCCAGTCGCCGGTGAAGATACCGACGAAAATGTCCAGCACATTCAGAATCGTATCCGTCACGAATTTGAAGGAGTTTGCAATCTGCTGGAACACACCCTCAAAGACAGGCGCAAGGAATTTACAGAGTCCATCCCATACAGCCTTGATGACCTCGCCGATATTTTTGAAGTCAAAGCCGAGGGCGTTGACACGGTCAACGATGCCCTGACAGAAGCCAGCGAAAATGCTCTTGATCTGATTCCAGATTGCTGTAATCTTATTGCGAAAGTCCTCGTTGGTGCGCCACAGATGCACAAAAGCCGCCACCAATGCAGCGACCACTGCAATGACAGCGACCACGGGCGCACTGATACCGCCGATCGCAGCGCCGAAGGAAGTGAATGCCGCCTTTGCGCCTGCGATGATCGTCGGGAGGTTGGAAACAAGCTGCATCAGCTTGCCGACACCGACCATTGTTTTGCCGACTACGACAAGGAGAGGTCCGAGTGCCGCCGCTACCAGTGCGATTTTGACAATGGTTTCCTTTGTCGCAGGCGACAGCGCGTTAAACTTATCAATAAGTCCCTGAATTCGAGATACAATAGAGCGAATTGCAGGCATCAGGATTTCGCCGAAAGAGATAGCAAACTCCTGAAGCTGTGATTTCAGAATGGTGAGCTGTCCGGCAAGGTTATCCTGCATAACGGCAGCCATCTTTTCAGTGACACCGTTGTAGCCGTCAATCTCATCGGAACAGGTGCTGATTGCACCCTCCAGCTTCTGAATATCCGCAGGCGCAGCATTCATCAGCGCAAGAAAGCCGGACATAGCGTTCTTGCCGACCAGCGCCTGCGCCGCCGATGCCTGTTCCGATTCGGACATCTGCGCAAAAGCCACACGGCAGTCTGCCAGAATGTCATTCAGTTCACGCATCGAGCCGTCCTGATTGGTGGTTGCAATCTCCATTTCGCCGAAGGCATCACCGCAGAACTTGACCTCGCCCGCAAGGGCGGTCATGATCGAACGCAGTGCTGTACCGGACTGCGAACCCTTAATACCGCTGTTCGCCATCAGACCGATTGCCTGTGCTGTATCCTCGCAGGAGAATCCCAGAGAACCCGCAACAGGCGCACAGTATTTGAAGGTTTCACCCATCATGCTGACGTTCGTGTTTGCATTGGACGATGCCGCTGCCAGCACATCAGCAAAATGACCGCTGTCGGCAGCAGTTAAGCCGAAAGCGGTCAGAGCGTCAGTTACAATATCCGAAGTTGTCGCCAAGTCCTCACCGGAAGCTGCTGCGAGGTTCATGATGCCCTCGATACCTTCCAGCATATCGCCGGTTTTCCAGCCTGCCATCGCCATGTAGTTCATGGCATCAGCAGCCTCGGAAGCGGAGAACTTGGTCTTTGCGCCCATTTCACGGGCTTTGTCACGCAGTGCGTCCAGTTCATCCCCGGTCGCACCGGATACAGCAGCGACCTTCGACATTGCAGAATCGAAATCCGTTGCTGTTTTTACGGCGGCTGTACCCGCAGCCGCAATGGGAACGGTCACATGGGTGGTCAGTGTCGTACCGACATCGGCGATTTTGTCACCGGCTTTTTCAAGCATTTCTCCCGCCTGACCGAGCTTTGCAAGCGCCGTGCCGGAAGCCTTCGCCTCACGCTGGAGGTTCTGCAGTTCCTGTTCCGTCTCGATGATCTCACGCTGCAGTGCATCATACTGCTCCTGCGAGATGTCGCCGTTGGCAAGCGCCTGATTTGCTTGCTCTGCTGCCGTTTTCAGGGTTTCCAGCTTTTCTTTGGTAGCCGTCACCGCATCGGCGAGGAGCTTATGCTTTTGCGAGAGCAGTTCCGTGTTGGAAGGATCGAGTTTCAGCAGCTTCTGTACATCCTTGAGCTGCGTCTGCGTGTTCTTGATGTTTTTATTGACACCCTCCAGAGCCTTCGACAGCTTGGTCGTATCGCCGCCGATCTCAACGGTGATGCCCTTGATTCTGTTTGCCATGCGGTTCACCTGCCTTTCGCATGGGTATACAAAAAGCACCTGCTTTTCAGCAAGTGCTTAGTGTATATTCATAATTTATGCAATCCTAATATTACCTTGGACGGCAGTAATGATAATCGAGCATAAACTCAAATTCATATCCCTGCGGATTGCTTTTGAATTCTTCTCTTTTCTGAAGATCAGTGATAAACTTCTCTGCAATCCCCGTATCGAGATTTTCATTTTCGATCTTTTCAAGAGACCACAAGAAATCTTTCAGTTCTTCTGCTTTGGCTCGGTTTGTCTCCTCGTAGCCTTCCCACCACGACCAGTCTCTTTCCTTAGTGAGTTCTGATTCCAACACACAGCATCTGCTAAATATATAAGAACATATTTCACGCAGAGCAGCTTTGGGCGCAAAGACAATGGCATTTCCTTCTGCACCCTCTGTAATCGGATATTCCTTTCCGGTATACTTACTGCATATTTTGAAAAGAGCTACCGGAATATCAAGGAACATACTGCTGTTCCACCAGCAGATTTCTTCATAGCCGTCATAATCACTTGCAGGCGCAGGAATCACTTTCGATCCGGAGATGATATCACCGGTTCGCTTGTCCTTGATGCGCATACTGATATCAAAATCAAAGCTCATTTTTACACCCCCTGAACTTCATCCACAACTGAATTATAGCACAGCAGGGAGAAAAAGTCAATCAGAACGCATCAAAGTCTGCCTGTCCAGCGACCTCATGCCAGCCGTCATATTCGTCATTTTCCTTTTCGGTGAACATATCATTCACGACTCCGATCGTGAGCAGATCAAGCTCCGAGAGGGACAGCCCGATCTGCACACACCGTAGAAGGAAGAGGGGCGTTGTCATCGGGCGGTCAGTTTTGCGATGTTTTTTTTAGATTCCGCCTGCGTTTCCACGTTCAGTCCCCACAGTTCAATGAGCTGCGGCAGTACCTCGTAAATGGAGAATGTGTTGAAGGCTTCGAGCCACTCGTCCGGATTGTCCGGGACGTTTTCCGGATCAGCGTGTTTCGCCATGATGTATGCGATGTTCTCGAACATCTCAAGGCTCTCGATGTCGAGGGTAGAGCCTTCCTCGTCACCTTCCTTCACAGAGGTCTGAAGGGCAGCGAAGTCCTTGTAAATATCCCTGCGGAACTTGATACGGTAAAGGCGAGGCACAGCGGCACTCGCTTTGAACGGAACCTCGATACCGTCAACGGTAATCGTCTTTTTAATAGCCATGCTGTACCTCCTTATTCAGTCGTGCTGCTGGACTTGGTCGATGTGGAACGTGTGCCGGTGCTGTTGTTAGTTGCAGCAGTCGGCATATAGACAGCGTTGTACCAGTTGTCATAGGTGGTCTGGTCAGTGCTTTCGCAGGTCTTGGACTTCACCAGACCGTTCGGCAGCGCCGATGCCTTGAGGGAGAGCTTTTCCGTCTTGACAGACTTGCTTTCCTCGGTAGTCTCACCCTCGGTCGCAGGACGGGACGCAGAGCAGCAGTACAGCACATGACGGATGTGGTTCTTGTCGCCGTCAAACTCGAACATGAGTGCGAACTGCGATGTTTCCGCATCGTTGCGTTCCACCAGAACGCCCTTTGCATCAAGCTGTTCACCGAGAATCGCCGTTGCAAAGTCGGTGGTGATGAGCGCGACCTCCAGATCGCCGTCATAGCCTGCGTTGTTGTTGATGACATAATACACGCTGTTGTCAGCGTAGAAGTTCTCGTTTTCGCCGTTCGCATCAATGCTCAGGGAAACTGCACCGGGCAGGCGTACAGGCGTTGCGAAGGTCGGAACACCATCATCGCTCCATGCTGTGATCTTTGCCCAATGCACCTTGTTCAGACCAAATTTTACCTTATTCTTCTGCAGTGCCATTGTTATACCTCCATTTCGTAAAGCACCTCGTAGAGCTTTTCGCTCTCGATCCAGCTTTCGGTTTTCGTGTAATAGATATTGTGCTGCGTCAGCACTTCCTCCACACGGCTTTCCGTATCAGGCGACTTTTCATCCGTATACAGCTCCACATCAAGCTGCTTGAAGCTGTGATACATCAGGTTATCCGCGCCGAAGGTATCCTCGCCGGGTGAGAGAAAAATAACAAAGGGCGGTTTCGGAGATTCGCCCTCGGCAAAATGATGATAGGCGAACGGCATCCCGATCTCCTGCATCATTTCATTGATTTCTTCATAGGTCATTTTTTTCCTTTCAGTGATTGATTTTTCTCCTTTAATCGTATATAATGAAAAAAAGGAGCTGATTATAATGAGTGTTGGACATGGTGCATTTTGCAAAAAGCTATCTGAGAATGATGAATGCGTAACATATGCCTATTCATCATTTAACTATAATAACAAAAAATATCTTAATGACGAGCGTATATGCGATGGAAAAATAATTATCTCAAAGAAAGTTTTTTCTGATAGTTGGGGCGTTCCGAATGATTCTTTTGCCGAACTTTATGACAAGGGTGATATTGTCATAGAAAATTGTTCTAATACGTGGTTGAAGTGCTCAATTGGCTATGATGTTATGGCAGCCCACCTTTGGTGTAAACTTCTCAGACAAATTCAGAAATTACAATGCTTTCCTGATAAATGCAATTATGAGGTATAAGCCATAATCATGACAGCGGCTCCTCGATCATGCGCGTGAGCATTTCCTCGCCGTGCGCTTCCGCAGGGGCGATATGCGGCTTGCCGGATACACGTCCGCCGTTCCGCTTTGCATGACCTTTTTCAAGCAGGTGCGCAAGCTGGTAGCGGTCTTTCGAGTGAACGGTCATTTCAAGTGTATGACTGTTCTCCTTCGTTTTCTTGGTCGCCCAGCTTTTGCGATACTTGCCGCTGCGCTTCGGAGCATTGGCGGAGATTTCCTTCTTGACGGAGGTTGCTGTCTTTTTCACAGCAGCTTTCATGGCTGTATCCGCAAGGTCTGCATATTCCGTCAGACCGCGCATGATCTCCGCCGCCATATCGTCAATCGAAGTCATCCTTCTCACCAGCCTTTCGTGTACCTGCCGTGATCTTCATATAGTCGAGTGATTTATAATTCGGCAGCACACCGTTAATATCATACACCAGTCCACGGAAGCGCAGCTTGTGCGTGGTGGTATTGATGCGCTTGGTATCGGGTGTCTGCCGGACAGTGAATTCCAGCGATACAACTTCCTGCGTCACGCCCGCCTCGGTTGTTTCCGTTGATGTCTTTACGGACACGGCAGCCCAGCAGGAGAAAACTTCCTCCCACCGGGCTTTGTGGTTGCCGATGCCGTCCACCTTCGTGCTGTGTTCGAGGAAGGCGATCCGTTGATTGAGCGTTCCGATCTCCATCAGATCACCCCTTCCCGCTGCGCAAACAACAGCGAACGGAGCGTGAGTGTCAGCTTGTGGTAGTCAGCACCGTTGCGGTTCTCGTAGAGGTAAGAAACAGTATACAGCATAGCCTGCCGGGTGGTTTCCTCATTGACCGCAAGTGCCGCATCGTCCATTCTGCCGACGTCCTGCACGAGCCGTTTTGCCGTGTCGATCAGAGAGAGGATGAGCTTGTCATCCTCGCAGTGATCGACTCGAAGGTAGTTTTTGGTTTCGTGAAGCGTGATCACGAGCCGGACTTGACCTTGAGCGTCTTGACTGCCTCCGGCAGGATGAGCTTGCCGTCGAGACGCTCCATTGCAAGGAAGCCGACCTGACCGGTCATGGCGAACAACTCGTTCAGACGCTTGAAGGTACGACCGGAACGATCGGCGATCCAGTAGTAGCTGAAATCACCGAATGCCATACACTTCGCACCCGCCTTGATCTCCGGCACATAGCTGGAGGTCTTGTACGGACGGTTAAGGATGGTGTCAGGCACACCAGCGGAAACGGACGGCTGCCAGATGTAGTTGCCGTTGCCGTCCTTCAGCTTGCGGAGTGCCTTGACCGTAGAATCATTCAGCACCCAGACAGCCTTCTTGCGGTAAGGGCTGCGGAGCGAATAGAACAGCTCCATCACATCATCGAAGGTGATGCTTGCGCCTGCGGTAGTCGCGCCGTCCTGTGCGCCGCCGGTTGCATTGAAGATGCCGGTAGGCTTGCCGGTGCCGTTGCCGATGAAGAAGGCTTCCTCCTCCTTTGCACCGATTCTGCGGGCAAACTCACGGGCGATGTAAGACGGAAGGTCGAACACGCTGTCGTTGAGAAGCTCTTCAGAGATCTTGATCGCCGTGCCGAGCTTATATGCGGAGAGCGATGCCTGACCGAAGGTGTCATCGGAAAGCGTGTACTGCTCCTCCTCATCCATCCAGACCGCATCGCCCTTCGATGTGACGATCGGAATCTTGCGATCGCCGCTGGAAGTCTTGATAACGGTCGCCATCTGGCGGAAGATGTTCTCTTCCTCCAGCGCCTCGATGAGCTTTCTCTCGAACTCATCCGGCACAAGATAGCCGCCCTCGGTGTCTGTGCCGACATGAAGATCATTGCGGACATCGATCCAGTTGCGGTTGCGGATGCTGTTCCAGAAGGCATCACTGTATGCTGCAGATGCAGTTCCGGTCTTTTCCGGCTCGGTGTTCTGTGCAGCAGGCGCAGTCAGAATGGGAGAAGTGGTAGCCTTCGCCATATCCGCTTCAATTTCCGCCTGACGCTCCATGCGCTGGATTTCCTTGCCGAGGTTGACGATGGTCGCCTCCATTGCGTCATAGGTCTTGCTGTCCTCCTCGGAAAGCGTACCGTCTGCCTGTCTCTTGCTGTCGAGGAAGTCGCGGGCGGTATCCCACGCCTTCGCTCTCTTTTCACGAAGTTCCTGAATAGTCATTATACATACCTCCAATCAGTATTTCAGAAGATTCAGCCGACTCATCAGCTGATCTACGGGTGTACCTTTGTGTTCCGCAGAGACCTTCTGCATCAGGCTCTGCATGGTTGCTGCACGGGAATAAGACATTGCCGTCAGGTTATCTTCCTTCGGCTCTTCCTCATCCGGTGTATCTTCATCGGGCTTTTCATCCTCATCCTGCCTCGGCTGCGGAGCGCTGCTTGCAAAGAGAATCCCGTCCACCAGTCCAAGGGACTGCGCCTTTTTCGCATTGAGCCACGTTTCCTCGTCCATCATGCGGGCGATCTTGCTGCGGCTCAGACCGGACTTTTCCTCGTAGGCATTGATGATGCTCTCCTTGACCTCGTCAAGCAGTTCGATTGCCTTCTGCATCGCTTCCTTATTGCCGAAAGCGGTAGTTGCGGGATTATGGATCATCAGCATACCCGTCGGTGCGATGAGGGTTTCATCACCAGCCATTGCAACAACAGAAGCGGCACTTGCCGCAATTCCGTCGATCTTGACTGTGACCTTGCCCTTATGATTGCGGAGCATCGTATAGATCTGCGATGCCGCAAATACATCTCCGCCCGGAGAATTCAGCCAGACAGTGAGATCGCCGCTGACCTTTGAAAGCTCGTTACGGAACATGGCAGGCGTGATCTCATCACCGAACCATGTGTCTTCCGAAATCGGTCCGTTGAAGATCAGCTCGGATGCGCCGGTGTCTTCATTGCGTACCCAGTTCCAAAACTTATTCATCTGCATTTCCTCCTTTCATGTTTGAAAATTCAGCCGTGCGTATTCCCCAAAATAGAATACAGCGGCTCTATCATATGCGTGTGCGGCATCAACAGGATTCGAGAAATATCCGAGAAATTTGAAACGCCCATTCGGCTGAATGAACGCCATGAATTTCCCTTTGTGCTTATCAAAGCAAACGCCCTTATACCCCGTTGTATTTGAGCGTGGCTTTGCCGAATTCTGCGTATTGCAGTGCTGTGTTGTGATGCGCAGATTGCATCTGCGGTTATCATAGGGGTGACCATTGATATGATCGACAACACCGTCGGGAAAGCCCATCAGCAATCTGTGAAGTTTTATTCTGCGCCCTTCTTTTGACTGTGCAGTCGCATATCCTTCTTTGGATACGGACCAGTTGTAGGCGGTAACAACAGCAAGGTCGGCCGTATCGAAAATGAACGAACGACCGCTTTTCACTATGCATTTCATATGATCGCCGACCGATTCATACCGGTCTGCGCAATGTCCGCAGGTTTTGGTATGCCCGCTTCGCAGGTAAGAACCTCTTATCTCTGCTGTATTGCCGCAATCGCATCTGCAATACCATACCGTATCGCGCCCCTTGTACATACCGCACGGGGAGATTACAGTAAGATGGTTGCATCTCGCGCCTGTCATATCAATTTTCATTGATGTTATCATCACCGCCTTTTTCATACGCAGCCCCTGCCATATTCAGCGGAGTCATGCTTCCGTTTACCATGAAAGTATTGCCGCCTTCCTCGTCGGGGATAGAATTCATATCCTCCAGCGTCCTCACATCATTCGGGCACAGGAAGCCGTTCTGAATACCAATGCTATAGCCCTGCATACGGCTTGCATAGTCGCCGCGCAGCAGACCTTCCACATTGAATTTAATGAAATAGCGCCCCTTTTCGGAATCGGAAAGAAGCGCTTTTTGTAGTCCTTGTTCCCAGCGTACCAGCCACGGATCAAGGGTGTATTTTACGAATTCGAGCGACAGATGCTCGATGTTGCTGAACGTAGCATGGTCGAGGTCGCCGATCATATGCAGCGGCACACGGTACAGGCGGGCAATTTCCTCGATCTGAAATTTACGGGTTTCGAGGAACTGCGCCTCATTATTTGGAATGGAGATAGGCGTGTATTTCATGCCTTCCTCCAAGATTGCCGTTTTATGCGCATTGCTGCTGCCGTAAGCCCGCTGCCAAGCCTCACGCACACGCTCCGGATTCTTGATCACGCCCGGATGCTCCAGCACCGCAGAGGGCGCTGCGCCGTTCGCAAAAAACGATGCGCCGTATTCATCGCAGGCGACCGCAAGCCCGATGGCGTTTTTCGCCATTGCAATGGGGCTGTATCCGACCAAGCCGTCAAAGCCCAAGCCCGGAATATGCAGCACCTGTTCCATCGGCAGAATAATCTCGCCCTGCTGCTTGAAATTCGGGTTGTGTTCATCGTATCGGCTGTAGCGATAAATGAGCCTGCCGCGATCGTCTCGGTCAACACGCACCTTGTCCGGTATCAGCGGATACAGTCCGATGACGTCACCTCTGCCGTTCCGGATGATCTGCGCATAGGCGTTGCCGTAGATCAGCAGATGTGCCATGAGCGTTTCCCGGAACACGAAAGATGTCATTTCGGGATTCGGCTGGTCATGCAGCAAAAAATAAAGCGGGTGCTTCGGCACTCGCTCTTTTCCGTTATCGGTGTATTGGTAAACGTGCAGCGGCAATTGCGCGATTGCCTCCGACAACACTCTTACGCAGGCGTAAACAGCAATGATCTGCATAGCAGTGCGGTCGTTGACTCGCTTGCCTGCATGAGTCCGTCCGAAGAAATAGCTGTAGGACGGGCTGTCGTAGCTATCCTTCGGCTTGTCCCGTGATCGGAACAGTCCGCTGAAAATACCCATGTGCATCACTCCTCTCGTTGACTTTTTGTATGGGTGTATGATATAATATGGAAAAGCGGAGGTTTCCGCTGTAAATCGGAATTTAACGGGGGAATTTTATGAAAAATATTTTAGATTGTATCATAAAACCAAATTGGGTTCCAAATTTCAAATGTCATATTTGCAGTAAATTAGAAGCTGTTGTTGGAAGGTATTCAGTATCTGGTGCTGGAAATCCAAATGAAGTAATCTATCCCATTTACTATGACTCCAAAATACCATTAGATGATGTTGTTTCCAAAACTAATGAAAACAAAGTTGCATATTATTTGACCGAGCACAATATGATGTTTGTTTTGGCTCCTTTTCTTGAACAGCTGATAAATGACACATTTGAATATAGTATTTCATACATTCCTGTAAGTGATTTTGATTCAGAGGAGTTTTGTGTCGATACAGAAAAAGAGCTGCCTTTGTTTTTTAGTACTGTCAACTGGATAGATGATGATTTTATGAATTACGAAGATGCAGAATTTGATTTTGTAGCGTTTTGCAAGATAGATGATGGAATTCATTATCTAAATCCCAAGCATTTCTCTATTCAGCAGTTAATTGATTACATGCATTATTTTCTTACTGCAAACAGATAACTTCTGATTTGTAGCTCTACAGAACAAGCATCTCCCTGCTGTCATAAATGCTGTCGCCGGAGTCGTTTCCGCAGCGGATTGCACGGTCGAGCGCCATGATCGTGGCGACCGTTCCGTCAATCTTCTCCGTGGATTTTTCCTTGTCAGGTTTTATGTTGCCTGCGGGATCACGCTTGATGAAAATGTTGTCCATATTCCAGCGGAGAACCGGATGCCCGTTGTGGGCGATCTTCTGCTCCAGCGTCAGCTTCATCAGCTCTTTGGTCGGCGGCGACATATCACGGTAGCCCTGACCGAACTGCACCATCGTGAAGCCCAGCCCCTCAAGGTTCTGGCTCATCTGCACTGCGCCCCAGCGGTCGAAGGCAATCTCCCGGATATTGAACCGTGTACCCAGCTCATCAATGAAGTTTTCGATGAAGCCGTAATGAACGACGTTGCCCTCGGTCGTCATCAGAAAGCCCTGCCGCTCCCAGAGGTCATACGGCACATGGTCGCGCCGGACACGGAGGTCAAGCGTTTCCTCCGGCAGCCAGAAATACGGCAGAATATAATAATGGTCGTCCTCATCGGTCGGCGGAAACACCAGCACGAATGCGGTGATATCCGTCGTGGACGAGAGGTCGAGACCGCCATAGCATACACGCCCTTCCAGCAGCGATTCATCGAAATCAACTTTGCAGGCGTCCCATTTGTGCATCGGCATCCAGCGGATGGTCTGTTTCACCCATTGATTCAGACGAAGCTGTCGGAAGGCGTTTTCTTCGCCGGGATTCTGCTTGGCGGATTCGCAAGCGGCTTCCACCTTGTCCACGCCGATTGTTTCACCGAGGGACGGATTTGCCCTTTTCCATACTTCCGGGGATGTCCAGTCCTCGGACTCATCAGCACCATAAATCACAGGGTAGAACGTCTTATCGATTTTTCTTCCCTCAAGGATATCTTTTGCTTTCTGATGCTGCTCGTAGCAGATGCTGTTCGTGTCCGTGCCTGCTGTTGTAATCAGAAAATACAGCGGCTGCATTCGGGCATCGCCGGAGCCTTTCGTCATAACGTCAAACAGCTTTCGATTCGGCTGTGCATGAAGTTCATCCATAACCACGCCATGAATATTGAAACCGTGCTTGCTGTAAGCCTCGGCGGAAAGAACCTGATAGAAAGAATTGGTCGGCACATATACGATACGCTTCTGCGCCGTGAGTATTTTTACTCGTTTGGAAAGCGCAGGACACATTCGTACCATATCCGCAGCAACATCAAAAACAATGGATGCCTGCTGTCGGTCGGCAGCACAGCCGTATACTTCGGCACGTTCCTCACCGTCGCCGCAGGTCAGCAGCAGGGCGACCGCAGCGGCAAGCTCGGACTTTCCGTTTTTCTTCGGAATCTCGATGTATGCCGTGTTGAATTGCCGGTAGCCGTTGGGCTTCAGAACGCCAAACAGGTCACGGATGATGCGTTCCTGCCAGTCGATCAGCTCGAACGGCTTTCCTGCCCATGTACCTTTGGTATGGGCAAGGCACTCAATGAACCGGACTGCGTAATCAGCGGCGGCTTTGTCGTAATGGGAATCCTCCGCCATGAACTTGGTCGGTGTATAATCTTTTAGCTTTCGCAAGTGCCTCACCTCCATGAGAAAAGCGACTGCCTTCCGGTAGCCGCCTTCGTGTTTTTAGTTGTATTCGTGCATCAGGATCGCCAGCGCCATTTCCGCTGCTTCATTCTGCGGCGGAACATCCAGCCCCCGGTCGTAGTTGTAAACAACCTCTCCGCTAATCTTCAGCGTTGCCTTGCTGATCCTGCCTCCGTCGATCCCGTACTGGCTGCCCGCGTCGTAGGCTTTCACCCAGTAATGAACGACCGTGTACTTGCCGTCTCCCTTCGGAACTCCAATCGTACCTTCGTGCCACATAATCTTATCCTCCGTTTTCGTGTAATCGGTGGGCTTTCCGCCCTTCCGTTGTACCCATATTAACTCTAAACGGCGAATATAGCAAGCCGCTAAATGTACAGAAGATACGGGGAAAATGTGCGGCGGGTGTTGTGTACTTTACACTCGCCGCTTTCCGTTATTCGCTCAGGGGAATCGGCGTCAGGATGTTGCCTACCAGCACGAAGTCGTATGCCTGCCGGAAGAACTCCGTGTACTTCTCGCTCAGCTCCTGCGGCAGGTCGGTGAAATCCTCCTCGCCCAAGCCGCAAAGGAAGAATGTACCCTTGATGACGCCGTAGCCTTTGATCGGGCGGTTCCACTTCTGTTCCGGGTGGTAGAGTGCTTCCTCCTCGCAGACCAGCGCGACCTGATCCTCAAAGGGGTAAATCGCCTGAATGTATCCGCCGACTGTCTGCTGCAGGCTTTCAAGCTCTCCGCTGATCTCCTTTGCGTAGGGGCGCTTGCCCGGTTCAACAACTAAAATGTTCATGTGAATGCTCCTTTTGCTTTATTCCGCTTCTCCTGCGGTAGTGACATATTAACTCTGAACCGAGGATATATCAAGCATTATCGAAAAAATAAATGTGACAAACATCGCGGCGGAAATGCCGCTGAATTGTACATTGCACAAGAGCCGCACACGCGCCCTGTGTGGGGCGGGTTACCGAAAGGGATACCGTTTGAAGGATATCCGTCCCGCGCCACACGTTGCAACGTGGCGGCTCTGTGCGCCTTATTCTTCACCTTCGTACTTCTCGTGGATGATGCCGAGAATCTTGTCCTGTTCTTCGCGTCCGACGCCGATGCTTTCAAGCGCCTCACGCGTTCCGCAGTCGGGGCAGATCGGGCTGTTATCCACGCGGGAAAGTGCTGGTCGGGCGGTGTACATCTGCCCGCATTTCGGGCAGATGTGCGGCTCTTTGTTGCGGTCTTTCATCGCTATACCTCCTTTGCGCTGATCTCGTAGGCGGCATCAAGGAACTTGGTGTCGAAGTCGAAGTTCCGATAGCCTTCCTCGCAGGTGCGGATGTAGGCAAGCGACGGAATTCCGAGGCTGCGCTCCTCATGCATGATGTACACGAAGGCGGTCAGCTTCTTGGTCTTGCCGCTTGCCAGCTTCACCGGCAGGCGGACTTCCTTCTTGTAGTAGAAGGTCGGGTAGCCCTCGTAGGCATCCAGCCGCTTCTCGTCGGCTGCGGTGACCTCCCAGACCGCGATCGGAACGATGCCGTTCTTCTTCGGTTCGATGGTCAGGTACGCGCCGGTCTTGCTGCCCTTGTAAAGCAACTCGTAGTCGGGAATCACCGTGATGCCGATGGGCTTTGCGGTCGGGCAGCGGTACCGCATCTGGCGGATGTTCAGGTTAGAGCCGTAGGCAAGGTAGTACTTTTTTTCCATGTCAATCGTCCTTTCCGAAGGAAGTCTCCTTCTACCACCCTGAGCCGCCCGTAGGCGGCAGGTGGGGAAAGGCGGCGGTTACTTTTCCGCCTTGCCCAGTTCGTATGCCTTGCGAAGCATCTCTCGGATGCCCCAGACGCTCACCTCCGGGAAGTCCTCGGTGTCGTTCCAGCGTGTGTCCAGCCCGCCGCGCTGTTCCAGTGCGTAGTCCGCTTTCATTGCGATCTGCTCCAGCTTCTTGTCGTTTTCCGTTCCCCATTCGATGTTGCTCATTGCTCGTTCCTCCGTGTTTTGTTTTCCGGTCGTTTTCCGTTCCGGTAGTCACATATTAACTCTTTTCGGGGATAATAGCAAGCCGCTAAATGTACAAAACATCGCTGGGGAAAATGTGCCGTTCTTTGTGTAGAATATGCCTTGCCGCTGTTTGCGCCGTGTGCGCCCGTGTGCGGGCTTTCACCGAAAGGGGCAGTTACTTGGAGGATACCCGTCCCGCCCCACACGGGGCAACGTGGGCGCTGTGTGCGGCTTTTCCGGATTCCGCCAAACCGCCCGTGGTGGGCGGTCGGCGGCTCGGCAGGCTCAAGGTCTGCCGAATCGGAAGGCGTTATCGCCGGTAAGGTTCTGCGTCAGGGTTTCTCTTGCGGTGGCGAACTCGTCGCCAATGAAGCCCATTCTCATCAGCCAAGTCCGCATCGCGAACTTTTTGTTTTCCTTCTGCTGTTCCTTCGGGCTTGCGCTGCGCAGGTCTTTTGCCATCTGGCTCATTGCAAGGCAAAGCTGAATGTAGCTCTTGAGCTTGCCTGCATGAAGCCCGTTCTGCTTTCCGTTTGCGGGCTTGTCGAACTGGAAAAGGCGGAATTCAATCGTGCCCTTTGTGAAGGTGGCGTGGAGGTTCAGCATATGGTAGCGGCTGTCGTTGTAGTGGTGGGTTCTGCCGTAGTCGCATCCCTGTGCGCCGTACCAGATGTCTGCAAGCTGCGCCATCGTGGTGGGCTTCTTCTTGTTGAGCTGCTGCAGGAAATTCGGGTTTACCGTTCTGCAGTAGCGGTTCATACGGCTGCTGTCAACCTTGATTGCTTCGGCGATCAGCGTTTCGTGGCTTGCCATCAGGTTTGCGAGGTTTCGCAGGCTCTGCGGTGTGTGTCCCGCTACGCCGATGTGAATGTGAACTCCGCAGCCTCTGGTGTAGTCGCTCTTTGCGCCCGCCTTGCGAAGGCGTCTGATCAGCTCCTGCAGGGTTTCGATGTCCTCGTAGTGCAGGATCGGTGTGACCAGTTCGCACTTTTCGCTGTCCGGTCCGCTGATGCTGCAGTCGCGCTGGAATTTCCACTCGCGTCCCTGTGCGTCCCAGGCGCTGTAGGTTTCGTAGCCGTTGCGGTGTGCGGTGTACTCGCTGCGGTTTGTGCCGAAGAACTCGGCGGCGAGCTTTGCGGCAGCCTTGCGGGTGATGTTGTTCATCTCAACCTCAACCCCGATCGTCTGCTCCTTCATTCTGTTGATCTGTGCCTGTGTCTTTGCGTTCATGGTGGTATCCTCCTGTTTGGTTTTTGGTGTGTTTTCCCTTTCGGTAGTCACATATTAACTCTAAACCGAGGATATATCAAGCCGCTAAAACCACAGAATATCGAGGAAAATACAGCCTTGATGATTGTGTAGTATACACCCTTGACTTACTTGCAATAGTGTGGTAATATGGGGTACGATGGAATAGGTCGTCACATTTCCGGAAGCCCCCGGAGGCTGTAAAATCAGCCGCCGGAGATGACCTCGAACTCATCTGCGCCTTCGATCAGCGCAAGGCTTCTGCCGTTGTCCCACTTCATATGAATGTTGCCTGCATCGTCGATGATTGCAACTGTTCCGGTTGTACCGGGCGGCACTGGCGCGATGTCGTCCGCCATGCGAATCAGGCGGATGCGAGTGCCTGCGGGATAGCGCTCCCGTAGGGCTTTCAGTTCAGCATCATTCGGAAACCGCATCGTCAGCACCTCCTTCGGGCTTGCCGTGACGGAAGGCGGAGCTTCCGGTCAGGTTGCGGAGCAGAACCTTGCGCACCGGCTTGTACTCTTCGCCAATCATGCCGAGGCGCAGGAGGAAGCAGCGGAATGCGTACTTCTCGTTGTCACTGGTGTCCGGCTTGTTGACCACGCGCTTGAGGTTCTTTGCGAACTCACAAAGGGCGGTAATGAAGCGAGTGTAGGCATCGCCGTCGCCGTCCTTCTCGACCGTGAACCACGGGAACTCAACCGTTTCCTCGCACTTGTTGACCGCAAGGCTCTCCGTGTTCAGCGCGTGTTTCAGGAGCGTTTCCTTGTTGGCGATGAGCTGGAGCAGATTGTTCATCGACTGCTCCGTGAAGAAATCCCTCGGCATCGAAATCGTCAGGGCTTCCGGCTCGTCCTCGGAAGTGTAGCCTGCCTTGTTGAGTCCGTCCAGCACTCTCTTGATGACCTCAGTGTCCATGCGGTCTGCGAAGGAAAGCACAGCATCCTTGCTCAGGGTGAAGAACCCGATCTCGTAGGCGCAGCTCGGAACGCCGCAGTAGCGGACATCCATGTCTGCAAGCTCGCCGATCTTCTGTGCCAGTCCCTTGCGCTGGCTCTTTTCAATATTGAACTTGATATTCATGATGTGACCTCCTGTTTTTCACCGCTTGCTGCGGTTTTGATTGTAGTCACATATTAACTCTGAATCGCATAGATAGCAAGACTGTAAAACGGAGAATATGTGCGGGGCGGATTTGCGCCGATTTGTGCATATTACAGCGTTTCCGGATATTGACAGATCGGCGGATGTGCTGTATAATCATAGTAATAGAAATCGGAATTTATGAATTAAAAGAGGATAATTATATAATGATAAAAATTGCTCATCTTTTTAAGAACTATTATTTAGGGATATCCTTTATTGGAATTATTGCATTCGTGATACAAGAAATCCCGTATATAATAATGCCATTAGTTAAACCTGAATCAAATCCAATAATGAATATGCAAAATGAATTGAAATGCATCCAGATTCTACAAGGCGTGTTTGGTATGCTTTCAATGGTTTTATTGATGCTGATTGTTAGAGATGATGTAGGCTTTTTCTCAATAGAAACAACAAGAGATAAAGTATTTTTTGTATCAACCCTTGTCATGATATTCATTAATTTTATCGGATGGACGTTATATTATACCGGGCATCAAATCAGTTGGGTGATAGTAATAAGTCAATTTGCGGTCGTTCCGCTTTACTATTTATGTTTCGGATTGTGGAAGCAAAATTACCCATTGGTTTTTTCAGCAGCATTATTTTTTGCAATTCATACTATTAATGGATATATGAATTTTATTGCGAAGAAGTAATATAAATTCTGATTTACGCGAATAATACACCATCAGCCTTCCTTCGTTTCCACCTCTTTGACCAGATCGGAATAAGGAATCTGCTGTCCATCACGAATTACGTACACGCCTTCGGCATTCCCGGTGTCTTCAACATAGCGCCGGAGGATGACGGAGGCGTATTTTTCGTCCAGTTCCATCATGTAGCAGATGCGGTTCATCTGCTCACACGCCATGAGCGTCGAGCCGCTGCCGCCGAAGGTGTCGATGACCACGGCGTTCTCCTGCGTGGAGTTTCCAATGGGATAGCCGAGCAGGTCGAGAGGCTTGCTGGTCGGATGGTTCGCATTGCGCTTCGGCTTGTCGAAATTCCAGATGGTCGTCTGCTTGCGGTCGGAATACCACTTGTGCTTGCCGTTCTGCATGAAGCCGTACAGCACCGGCTCGTGCTGCCACTGGTAATCGGAGCGTCCGAGGACAAGGCTGTCCTTCACCCAGATGCAGCAGCCTGCAAGGTGGAATCCCGCATCGACGAATGCACGGCGGAAATTCAGTCCTTCCGTATCAGCATGGAACACATAAGCCGCGCCACCTTTTTCGAGGCGGTCTGCCATACACTTGAAAGCAGAGAGCAGGAAGTTGTAAAACTCCTCGTTTTTCATGCTGTCGTTCTGAATGGTCAGCCCGCTGGCACTCTTGAAAGATACACCGTAGGGCGGATCGGTCAGGATGAGATTTGCTTTCGTATCGCCCATGAGTGTATTTACATCTTCGGGGCTGGTCGCATCACCGCACATGAGGCGATGCCTGCCGACCGTCCACACGTCGCCGCGCTCCACAAAGGAAGCCTTCTCCAGCGCAGCAGTCAGGTCGAAATCGTCATCCTTTGCATCGGAGTCCGTGCCGTCAGAGAACAGGTCAGCCAGCTCCTTTTCATCGAAGCCGGTCATGGAGAGGTCGTAACCGAGGTCTTGCAGTTCCTGCATCTCCACGGCGAGCAGTTCCTCGTCCCAGCCTGCATCCAGCGCCATTCGGTTGTCGGCAAGGATGTAGGCTTTCTTCTGCGCATCGGTCAGGTGGTCAACATATACACAAGGTACATCCGTGATGCCTTCCTCCTTCGCCGCCATCAGACGACCGTGACCTGCGATGACATTGTACTCCCGGTCGATGATGACCGGATTCACGAATCCGAACTCACGCAGCGAGGAACGCAGCTTCCTGATCTGCTCCGGCGAATGGGTGCGGGCGTTATTCACATACGGGATGAGCTTATCGGTGGCGACAAGCTGAAAATCGGTCGTTGTTTTCATGTGTACCTCACTTCCTGCTGCGGAGTAGCTGCTCCATCAGGTCGTCCTGCGGAGAGCCGTCGAACTTGGTCGTGCAGTTTTGCTTCACGATGTCGAAAATCTCATACCAGAGGACGTTCGCCTGCTTCTGGTAGGACTGACTGAGGGATGCGAACGGCGATGCCACCACGCCTCCGGTCGTCGGGTGCTTACCGAGCAGACCATAGGTCGAGAGGGCTTCCTCACACTGGATAAAACGAGCGAACGCCAGCGAGTAGCTTTCGAGCAGACG